GTGGCGCCGGTGGCGAGAGCCCGGAAGATGTCGGCGATGCCACTGAGGACGGTTTTGCCTAGGTCGGCCATGAGCTCAGGCAAACCCTTCTTTCCGAAGGGCATGGCTTCGAGGGCTTGTTTGCGGGCGCGGTCTTTGACGGTTTGCTCGGTGTAGGGGGTGATGGTTTTGACCTGGGCCCCTACTAGCGTGTCCCTGGTGGTTTTTAGCGGGTAGTCGCCGCTTTCGATGAGGGCCTTTGGGTCAGTCATAGTTTACTTTCGCCTCCTGCCGTGTGATGGGTTCTGGGGGTGTGAGGTCGTCGGTAAGCTGGTCGAGCAGGGCGCGTTTTTCCGCCATGGAAAGGTGAGAAATGTCTGGGGTGGTCACCTCTGGTGGTAGTGGCTGGTTGATGTCTACCCATGTGCCGCCGGCTGCGGTGATCCAATCATGGGGGCCGCGGGGCGGCACGTATTTTATTTCCTGCAGTTCTGGGTGGTGGCGGAAGCCGCACCGGTAGAGGTGTTCCGACCATTGCCGGAGCGTGCTGGTGGGGACCACGAGGGGGGCGGATGCGGCGGGGCCAGCCAGACCGACGAGGGCCCAGAGGGCGTGTTCTTCGGGGGATTCCGGGTCGCAAGCAGTTTGGAGAGGGATAGGCATTAGATGACTCCTAGATCATGGATACTGCTCATGGAAGATTTCACCCTGGTGAGGATTTGTTCCAGGGGTGAGTGCTGGGCCTGGGGGTCACCGCAGACACACGCCCAACCGCGGGTGTCGCGGTCAAGTTCGTAGGTGATTTCAGTGACCTGCTCCACCACTACCTGGTCGCCAGGGAGGCCTTTGATGGTGGCGCCGATCCGATCACCCAGGAAGAAATGGCCCTGGCCCCGGTCACCGATAAACCATGGGGCGCCATCGCCGAGGGTGAGTTTGTGGGAGGTTTTTTCGCGGGTGTCCCAAAACCCCTCCCGGAGCGCGGCCAGAGCGGAAAGCGTGTAGCCGCGGTCTGCCCCGTCGGCGAAATGCTCCCAGTATTTTGACCAGCCGAGGGTGCGGCTACGCTGGATCGACTTGAGTGACATCCAGGCCAAAATAGTGTCCTCGTAGAAGGGTTTGAGGAGAGTATCCGCAATGACGCCGATGGTCGGTGTGGCAATGAACATACCCAGGTAATTACCAACCAGTGTCACCAGGGAGGATAGGGCTTCGTTGACGCCGTAGGTGGAGTGGCCGCCAGTGAGGATTTGCACCGCGGTAGCGGGTTCCCAGGTGAAATCCGCGGCCTCTATACCGGTTAGCGGAGCATCCCGGTACAGCACATAAGGGCACTGGGGGATGGTGCCAAGCCAATTCGGGGCAGAATACTTCACCGGGATATTTGGGTTGGGGATCACTGTGTGCTCGGTGTCAACGTTATGTCCAACCAGTTGTTGGGTGGTGCGGAGGAAGCCTTCCCGGATAGTGCCCCACAAGGAGGTTCCTTCAGGATCAAACCACGAGGACTTGTCCACAATGTCGATAATCAAGCACCCGTGCCGGATTTTCGCACCCGGCCACGGGAGCGGATCCCCCTCTAGGTATCTGCGGCAGTCCACCATCAGCTGGGCCTGCCGCAGCGGACTGGACGCCATATCATGCCACGTTTTCATCCGCGACGAAATAATGGTCCACGGGGTGGTATCACCACCGATCCGCCCCGGCGCGACCTGAATCGCCCAGGTGCGGGGGTTGAATGTGTCGGTCCATTCGGTAAGGTCGAGCGGGTCGTCAGGGAGCGCCCACACGGACCCCTCCAAGCGCCAGATGTTGAGCATGAGGGCGGTTTTGAGTGCCCACCGGGTGGGGCCTAGCAACATAAACGTGCGGGGAAACTGGACCGCTGCCGGGGTGAGCGGGTTCGGCCACACATAAACGTGTTTCAGCTCTTCGTAGTCGTGGAGGAAATTCAGCTCCAGGTATCTTTGGCCCGTGCGTTCTTTCACTAGGCGGGTGGATTTCAGGCGGCCGGACCACCTGGCCCCATCTTTGTCCATGGTGACATGGATGTTTTTTGTGGGGCGACTATGGTGGTCGAGGGCCCAAGTGGCAAGCCAGTGATCTATCGGGATGGTGATGGTACCGGCCCCGGTGTCGTTGAGTTTCCACTGGAATTTGGCGTGGATGGCGTCTACCAGTCGGCCTTTGAGGTTCCAGTCACCGTCCCAAAACCGGATAAGAGGTGGGGTACGGCGGGCTAGGATGCGGCCCCGCCTGAGGGTTTGACCTTTCCGCCACACGGCCTCTAGCCGGTCTAGGGTGGTTTGGTCGAGGTTTTGGGTGCCCGGCATGAGGTGCAGGATGGTCATTAGAGCCTCCTTCCGCCCCAAGGCCTGGTCCAATATTCGACCATGCGGCATTGGATGGATGACTCCGTGCCCCCGGTTAATGCGGCGCTTACCGGCACTACGGTGGGCGGTGTGTGGGGTGGGAGTGGGTAGAGGAAATCCACACCAGCAAACCGGCCGGCCACATTGGAGCCGTTGGCGGCTACGTAGCGTTCATGGCGTGGATAGGTGTCGATCGTCAAATCTTCCCCGGGGCGGAGTTGTGGGGTGGTGATGGTGCGGCGCCCATCGCGGCCAGTGGGGTCCGCGAAATCATAATCAGGGATAGTCCACTGGCCGGGTGCGGTCATCGCCCACTGCAACCATAGAGGCCGATCGGTGGGGTTATGCACCGTCAGCGTGCCGCTGGTGCTGCCTGGGGTGGCCTTGAACGCTGCCACGTGCGTGTCCCCTTTCCAGAATGGGAACGGGGCGCGCAGGTTCAAGATGAGCTTGGAGTGGTGGAGAAACCTGGGGTCCTTCTTCGACTGTGTTTTACTCTCCTTGAGCTTGACAACCTCTAGGGTGCGGCACTCACTGTTGGTAGTAACCATGATGGTGGCGGGAGTATCCGGGGCGAAGCCCGAATAAAAACGGGACTCGATGGTTTCCCAGTCGCCGGTATCACCGTAGATATCAAACCCCAGCACCAGGTCGATGGGGTCGATAGTGTGGCCCAGGTAGGTGGACCCCTCCTGGAACGCCGACTGCTGCCAGATCCCCGAGATCGGCGCCTCATCAAATAGGCCCTGGGGGTCCTCGGCCAGTTCGACGCCTTCCGCGCCCACACCCGCACCGGAAACAGTCCACGTGCGACCGTGGATGTCCGTGATGTCGATGCGGGCGGGGGTTCCAATATCCAACACAACCAACCAGCTCCTTTCAACGGTGTACCGGCTATGCGCCGTTCATGGCCATGACCTGTTGCCGGGCGTGCATCTCTGACCGGCGCAGGCCTTCCTCCACGTTGTTTGTTTCAATGTGATAGTGCACTTCCACCGGCGCAGATGGTTCCTCAGGTGGGTTCGGTGGGGTGCCCGTGACGGCTTGGGTGATGGCCCTAGCGTGCTGCGGATCGGCGTTGAGCATTTCCAGCAGTGGCCTGGCGTGCCTAGTTGCCGCCTCACGCACCACGAATTCACCGTTAGAAATCCATGCGGGGATGAGATCATCAGTGGGGCCACCAGGGCCTTCCACCAGGCCACCACCTGCATAGCCGTGGCCCTGACCCCACATCGTGGTCAAATCAAAACCGTAACGGCTGCGGTAGTAACGCAAGGCTGCCACCATATTCGAGAACGGATTCCGGCGGTCGTCCGGTAGCTCGGGGTCCCGGTGGGCGGCATAGGTTGCCGGAATGATCTGCAATAACCCAACCCCCGCCGATTCCCCGGACCCATTCACGTCCACGATCTGCTGGGCAATGTTCGGGTCACCGCCGGATTCTGACTGGATTTGCTTTATCATGGCGTTGACCTGGGCCGGATCGTCAGCGTTGAAGCCAACCCTGCGCATTGCCGCCATGGCCATGCCACGCCACTGCTCAGCGCCGCCGCCTGGCACATACACATGGTCGATATCACCGTCGTCGGCTTTTGGTGCTTTGATCGGTGAGAGGCCGCCCACCAGATCCAGGCCGGTGACCTCTACCGTATCCGCCTGCGGGTCGGCGTCAATCACGCTCGCTGCCGCCTGGGACAGGCTGGTGATTTCTTTCTGCTTCGCGGCGGTGCCTGAGCGCTTCGATACGCTCTGGCGGGCTTTTAGCCACTGGCTATAGGCCTTCACCATCGGGATATCATCAGATATGCCAACCAGGCCCAACAGGTCCTTAGTGTGGCCTGCTGCCGCGGTCTTAGCGAAATCAGCAACAATCTCCGAAATACTGGATGGGCCATCTGATTTCGCCCCGGTCACATACGAATCCGGGTCAGACTTACCCGACGCCCGGAACGCCTTGAGCTTATCGCCCGACGGGTCAGTGGTCTCCACAGCACTAGCAGAAGCAGCGTCGGTGTGGCCGAAATCAATATCACCCAGGCCGCCCATGCGGGGCACCTTAATCGGGGCGAAAAACTCCGCCGGCACATGCGCATGATCCGTGTACTGGGGATGACTAGCAGGTGCCGCATTGCCGCCGAATTGGCCATTGCCGCGGCCGCCACCCATCTCCACATTTGTGCCGGACGGGAGGGTGCCGGAAGTGTGGCCGCCACCCGGGCCCCCGTTATACCAGCCAATCTGCAACGACCCAGAAGGCCCCAGGCCGGGAAGGAACCCAAGCGCGTTAAGGCCTTCTTTTTCTGATGCGGTCGTGAACCTGCCGCCCCAAGGGTCGATACCCGCGGTGTAGCGGGCAATCGCCGACATGGCGCCACTACAGTCGCCCCAGTGGACGCCTCCCCACACGTAGGGTTTGCCCTCCAGGTCGGAAGCAAACGTGTCCAGGTCCTCAATGGTGATGCCGCCCTCGGCGAAGGCGCGCACATCCGTGGGGCCTAGGCTGCCCTTCGCCACCGGGGCGAAGCCCTTCCCCTTGGCATCCACCAGACTATAACCGAAGTGGTCCGCTACCGCGGCAGTAATTGCCACAGCGCGGTCACGCCGGTAGTCATTAGCCAGAGGGATGTAGGCTTCGCCGCCGGTCTCGGGCTCTGCCCATACACGCCATTCGCCACCAGCGGCGATCTGCGGAGAATGGTCTTCCCCACCAGCAGCATAACGGCGGATCGAACCGGTGGCGTGGCGGCTAGCGCGGCTGGAGAACGGGCTGCGGATAGCGCTCAGCTTATCGCTAAACCACTCCGTGACGTTCTCCCACATGTCTTTCATGCCATTCCACAGGCCACTAATGATGGTCTTGCCGGCATTAATCAGCCAATCCTTCGCGCCCTTGAACACATCAAGCACCAGCTGGCGGATACCCTTGACCTTTTCCACTACAGTCTTCACACCGCTCGCTACCGCGCCCGAAGCGTTATTCCACATGGCCACGAACTGGTTCACCAGCCGCTTGCCAAAATCAACGATCAGGCTAACGGCGCGGGAAATAAACTGCTGAAAACTGCTGACGATCTTCGTGATGAACTGGCTAGTAGCAGCAATTAGCCGGGCTTTGAAAGAATCCCAGTTCGTCACTGCCTGCACCACAAAATTAATGATTGCCGCCAGGACCTTCACGACGGCGCCGATGAGCTCACCGATAATAGCGATCACCGGGGCAACAGCCGTAATAATCGTGGCGAATACCTGCACCAGACCCACAATCGCCGGCATCAGAGCCCCAATGACCCCGATCAACGGAGAGATAATATCAAACGCCAACTTGGTGAACACCGGGATCAGCGGAGCCACCGCATCAAAGATCTGCTGCCATGCCGCCACCATCTGCGGAAGGAACGGCATCAACTGCCCCAAATACTGCGTCACCAAATCAGCAAGCATGCCCACCAGGTCCGAGAAAATTGGGGCCAACTGCTGAATCAGTGGGGTCAAGGCCGTAGCAGCAATTTGGATCACCGGCGCCAACGCGCCCACTACCTGGCTCAAACCCTGCGCAACCGGCACCAAGGCAGCAGTTAATAACTCACCCAACACGGGGAGAAGCGGCGCTAACGCGGCACCAATATCGCTCAGCAGCTGGCCAATCGGCCCCATCGCCGGAGCCAAAGCAGACAACCCATCCGCGAAACCCTGCACAAACATCTGAACACCCGGCGCGGCTTGCTGGATGAAATCGCTGATGGCCGGCATGATCGTGGTGCCGATAGAGGTGAGGGCTGTGGATAGGATAGGCATGAGGGCGGCCAGGCCATCAGTCATGGAAGAGAAGAACGACCCTAAGGCTTGCTGCCCCTGCACGCTATTGACGAACTCGTTGACCATGGATAGCACCTGGCCAAGTGGGCCCAGGGAAGACTGGCCGGCGGTGGCGGCGGCCTGGAACACACCGCTGATGATGCCGCCCACGTCAGCTAGGGTTTGGCCGATGCCTTTCAGGGTGTTGATGCCGTTTTGCACCCACTGGTCGAATTGCCCGGTTTGGGTTGCCTGGGTAAGGAATTCGCCCAGGCGGGCACCTGCCTCACCCAGGTATTGGCCTAGCTGGGGCAAATATGCGGAGCTTGCTGCGCCGATATCCACAATGGCTTGGGTGAGAGGTCCGGCAGCTTGGTTTGTGCCGGCAAACGCTTGCCGGGTGTTTTCCAGCATGGTGGCCAGTCCGGTTTGGGAAGCCTCACTGGATAGTGCTGCGATGTTTGCGCGCAGCCCAGTGTTGATTTCGCTAGCGATCCCCGCCAGGCCGGTCTTCAGCACGGGGAGCTGCACGGTCGCCAGGTTCGTGACGTCCTCAGCCAAGCCGTCGAATAGATTGTCCTGCACCGCGAATTTGAGGTCCTGCCACTGGTCGCCCAAGGCCTGCATGGCCAGCACGAATTCTTGTGCTTTCGGGGACAGGTTCGCTAGGGCTTCGGCGAAGGGGTCGACGCCACCAGCAGCGGAAGACGCCCCCTTCGCCAGGTTTTCCAGGGCGTCATCGAGGCGTTCCTGGGCGACCAGCACGTTTTCGTTTGCCTCTAGCAGGGCGCGCTGCGCGTCGGCTTCCCCACGGGTGGCGGCCTCGACTTTTTCCTTCGCGTCCTGAACCTTCTGCGAGCCCTCGATACCGGCGTCGTTCGCTGCCTGCACGTCCTTGGCTAGCTGGTTGTTTTTCTCCCGCACTTCATCGAGGTTTTTTACCGCTTTGCGGTATGCCAGGTCAGCTTCGGCGATATCCAGGCCGGAAGAATCCTTATCGGCCTGGGCGTCAATCAGGGATTGGCGGGCGCGGGCGACCGCCAGGACAGCTTCTTCTTCCCCTAGGGCCGCGTCTTCCAGTTCACCCTTGAGCTCTTTCAGGTCTTTGACGGCTTCTTTACGGGCGTCATTGAGGGCGTCTTGGGCTTTCCGGGTGTTCTTCTGCGCGTCTTCTACCCGACGTTCGGCGTCTTCTACCCGACGATTGGCCTGCACCAGGCCGCGTTCGGCAGACTCCACCTGCCGCTGGAGTTGTTTCAGCTTGTCCGCGGTATCGTCGGCTGCGCCGCCGGCGGATTTCCCCATGGCAGAAAACGCCGCACCCACGCCGCTCAGGCCGATGCCTAGGGTGGCCAAGCCTGCCGCGGCAGATGCGGCTATGCCAGGAAGCACTCCCAGCACACCGATCACGCCGGAGGCGGCGGCTGCTACAGACGCCAGGGGGCCGATACAGCCAGCCGCGGCAACGCCAATGATGCCGATGCCCGTTGCTTGAGCTGCCACCATGCCCAATGATGATGCGGCACCAGCAGCCTGCGTGGCCATGGATGACAACCCGGCCGCGGCACCACCCGTATCCACGTCGATCTTGGCCTTACGGTCACGGGCAGCAGCAGCAATCTTTGCCTTCGCCGCCGCGGTATCCGCATCAACCTCAACCGTGGTGTGGCGTTTCTTAGCGACCCGGTCAATACGCTCCTTAGCAGGAGCAGTATCAGCATCAACCTCAACGGTGACTTTCTGTGGGCGGGTGAGATATTCGATACCTGACTTGGCGTCTGTGGTATCTGCCTCGGCCTGGATCGTGAGTTTCTGATCCCGGCCCAGCTGGGCGATCTTCCCCTTGGCCGCAGCAGCATCCACGTCCACATCAATCTCAGCGGTAGGGAGGTTCGCCATCTCAGCGCGCAACTGTTCCCGGAAATCGCTTAAATCCGGGCGAATCTCCACGCCAAATTGGGCATTAATCCGTTCTAACTCCGCTTTCAGGCGCTTAGAGAACCCCGAAAGATTCGGCCTGATCTCAACCTTCGCAACCCCTGCGGTGTATTCAGCCATAACCAACACCCCCCGTTTTTTGTTTGTGGTTGTTTAGCGGTTTTCTACCCGATCCCCAAGCAGACCCGTGAGCAGATCATTCATGTCAGTTTTCCGTTGCTGCTGCTCCAGACGGTCAGCAGCGGTTATCGGTCGGGGCGGCGGCGGCAGCGACGTCTCCAGGCGGGCTGTGATAGCGCACAGGGCCTGAGTAAGCTCAATTAGCTGCGTGAGTTTCGCTTGGGTGCCGTCCCACTCCCGCAGCGACGGGGGCGCATGCGGGTTCTCTTTCCGATCCCGCAGCACCTGCTCCGCCAAATCATCGTCGTCAGCGAGAGCCGCCAGGTAGTGCGACCCTGGCGGCAACTGTTCTAGGAGCTCAATAAACGTCGCCCAATGCCGTACGCCACACAGGAAATCATCGAGGTCGATATTTAGATAGTGGTGGAGATCCCACCTAATCTCCGGCCCGTACTTGTTGATGAGGCCGGTTACATAGGGAAAGTGACTAGCTCGTCAACAATCCCTTCACCGTAGAAATGGGCTTGGATGTCAATGAACACACCAATGGCTACTTCCTCAGCGTCATCACCAACACTGTTCAACGCGGCCAGGAAGCGGCGGTAGTCATCCTTGAACAGGAGTCGCAGCACACCGGTGGCGTTGCCGGCGCGGGACATCTCCTCAATAGCGAGCCGATCGGTGTAGACCGGCTTTTGGATCTCAATCGGCGGTGTGAAACCATACTCCTCACCCAGCACAAAAGGGTCATCGGTCACAAACGTGCGGCGGCGATGCCCAGCACGGTTTTGCATGGCCATGCCGCGGGCGCGGAATTTTTCAAACCGGTCCCCTGCCAGATCCGTGGCCTGGTCGGCTTGGGGCTTTTTCGTGGTACTAGTTGTGGTTTTTCTTGGCATGATTTATTTATCTCCATTCATAGGGGCGGTGAAAAACCGCGGTAGGCGATGGTGCTTACCGCGGTGATTGATGGGGGTTATTCGGCGGGGCTTTAGAGTAAGGAGCCCATCTTTGAGTAAGGGGTGACCTGCACCCGGTGGGCACCAGTGAGGGAGGTGAGTACCTGGCCTACGGACGTGGGGCTTGCCGACCATAGCCCTAGTGCGGTGCGGATCCGCCCCGGCCACTGCCTATCCAACGCGGTAGACAATGCTGTGGCTTTCGCCTCGTCACCGGTTGTGTAGTAGGCCCACACCTGGAGCTCGTCAGCAACCCGCAGCAGCTTGGAATAGTCATGGCCACTACCCACATCACCGGCCACCGGGGTGGCCCAGTTCGCGCGCACGTCCATGATGATAGGGATTCCCCCGGTCAGGCCGCGGCAGTGGCCGATGAAATCGGCCATCTTCGTGGTCAGCCACTCCTGGTATTCCTTGCTCTCATGCGGGGTGCCATCACCCCGGCGCGGCCAGTCAGTGGCGCCAGTATCACTCTTGTATAGGGTGAGGTCGTGGGCGGAGAACGAACCGGAATCCCAGAACAGTTCGGTGATGATGATGCCATCAATCAGGTCCCCGTACTCGGCGGCAACCTGGGCAACAGCACCGCCTAGCATGTCCCGGATATCACCGGGGTTGGTGAGTGCTGCGGGTGATGGCATGTCCCGGATAGTGCCGTCCCGGGAAACAGCCTTCCACTCGGGCTGTTTCCCCAGTGTGGTGGAGATCATCATGTCCAGGGTGAGGAAAACATTCTCGATGCCGGCACCACGAAGGGTGGTGATGGTGTCCCGGATGGGGTTTTTCCCAGCGTCGATAGACACCCGCTCTGGGTGGGCGGGCCAGGGGAAGAGCGTCCATTCGGGGCGGCCCACAGCCAGGTCAATAGTGTTATAGCCCTTCGCTATGGCTTTCTGGGCGATAGTCGCCCAGTCGCGGTCAGCCGCGTTTGAGGTGTCTTCCCACCCAACACCAATGGCGCGGGTTTTCACCCCTGCCCGGTCGGCAAGCCGGCCCCGCAGGGCAGACTGCTGTACTTGTTCCCGCACAGTGCTGGCGGGTTTTGTTTCTAGCGCGGTGAGCCGCTTAGTGATCGGCCCAAGATCAACTGGGGGTTGGGCTTTGAGGGCTTCAGCGACTGCGGTTTTGATCGCCTGCGGGTCGACCTGCGCGGGCTGTTCTTTCAGCTTTTCCAGGCTAGCAACCCGGGTTTTCAGGCTTTCACTAGCGACGGTCACAGCATCAGCGGTGACGTGGGCTGATTCGATGCCCTGCTCGATACGACCGAGCCGCTCCGCCGACAGAGGGGTATTAGGGTCGTCGTTATTCCAGGTGTTACGGGCATACGCCATGATTCCTCCTTGCAGTTTTATGGGGCAGCGGTTGGTAGGAGCCCTCGCCCAGGTAAGGTGTTGTTACCGGCGAGGGCTAGGAGGGGTCCTTAGTGACCTCCACTGTCTTCGGGAAACCACCACCGGTGAGGTCAGTGGCGGCAACTGTCGGGGCAGCGGATACCTTAGCGATTACGAAACCAGCATCCACCGTGCCGGTAGCCTCAGCCTCGTTTTCACCCAAAGCGCGGAGAGCCGCCTGCACAGCCGCAGCATCAGCGTTATAGGGGATAGCAGCGGTGGTTTTCCCACTAATGGTGATGGTGTAAGTGCCGCCTGTGGCACCCTTGACGGAGAACTTGAACTTGCTATCTGAGAGCTTGTGGGCGCCAGTGACACCCATGAGCTTCGCCAGCTCCGGGGTGAAGCCGGGGCCGGCCAAGCCGAACCCGTACATGGAGCCGTACTTTTCATCTTCCTGCGCAGCCAAGGTCAGCGGGAACGTTAGCGCATCTGTTTCGGAAAAACTCTGTTTGCCACGCTTTTCGACCGTGATCTTGGGGAAAACGAAATGCGGGTAGATCTCAGCACCTGGGTCGCCGTCCTTAGCGAGCACCAGGGCGGAGTATTCCCGCACCCGGGCAGCCCGGCGCTTCTTAGCGAAAAATCCGGTGCCCTCATCGTACTGCCCCTCCAGAAGATCGTAGAACATTTGCAGGGTTCGCCAGCGGGATTCTTGGGCGGTGAAATCAATCGTAAACGTTTCATCGGTCACGAATGTGCGGCGGCGGCCGCGGCTACCATAGCCCTCAGGGCCTTCCACCTTCGAGTCGGGGGCCAGCTCAACGCCGGCTTTTTTCTCACCTTCGCCGATTGAGAACCAGCCTTCCGGCAGCTCTAACAGCTTACCTGTGCTATCGGTGATGTGCTCTGGGATTTCAGTCCCGTAGGGGCACATCAGCAGCGCGTAGTCCAGGGCCGCAAAAAGCAGGTCATCTGTTTTATCTTTTAATTTGTAGAAATCCGTGGTGGTCACGGCTATCTCCTCTCCCCGCACGGTGCGGGCATTTAAGAAAGCCCCCAGGAAAGCCCGGGGGCAAAGGTTGTTATTTGTGGCTTCGGGGCCGGCGGATCGTGATCTCATAAAGAGCATTCACATACCTGTGGTCGGGGTTGATCCATGGTGGCATTACTGATCCCACCCGCTCGGTGATACTCACGATACGGACCGGTACTTGCGGGTGAGTAGGGAAAACGTCTAGCATCCACGCCCTCAAGTAGCTGCTGATTTTCTGGGCGTCAGCACGGGTTTCCGCCAATACCCCAATCTCTACGATTGGGACATCCACCTGGTTGTTGATGTCAGCGGCCCCAGTGGTGCGCTGTACCACAATCAGTGGGGCTTGCTGGATCTGGGTTTCGTAGTCGTCGGGGATCCACGTGCCCACCCATGGCTGGGGCGTCATCTGCTGGGCTACCTGGTCGAGGGCGGCCACAATGATTTGTTCAGCATCCGGCCACGGCACCAGGTCGTCAGGAATGGTAATAGTCATAGCCGCACCGCCTTAATTGTCTTACGCAGCATCGCCCGGGGCGCAACACTGCCCCGCCCATGGCGGGATTTGATCCTGTGCCCGAACTCCACCGGCACACCATAGGGGGCGTCTATCGAGACCGTGGCCACCAGGCGCTTGCGGGCTTTACCCGTGTAGGGGCGGGCTATTTCCACATCAACTGCGCCAGAGGATGCTAGCCGGCCGGTATCCCGGGGCGCCACCGTAGCGTAGATGGCCTGCGCTAGATAGCCGGCACGGTACAAGAGCTCCTCCACCTCGGGGCCTTCCAGGTATCCTTTCATGATTCGGGGCGAAAACTTCATGATTACCGCACCTCCTCACAGATCACCGCGGTCCCCACAATGACGCTCTCTCTGCGGGGATGCTCCCACAACTGCGCCTCAATGACTTTTAGTTTTCTTCCGAAACCCTCGATAATATCCCCGGTGCGAATATCCGGGGCCTGGCGTTTGATATACACCGTTGGCCGGGTAGACACCACCGTCTTGCGGTCTGTATCGACCGTGGCCTGAGCCCAGGCGATTCTCGCCCCAGTGATCGTGAGAACCGGCACTGGGGCACTCAGATCACCGAACTTATCCCGGCTGCGGCGGAGCACTTGGATTGTGGCCACAGCCGTCACCATCCTTCGGCAGTGATGTTACGGAATTCTCCCACGCCGATAGCGTTTTCGATAAGGTCACGTTCTTGACCGGTGAGATAGAAATTTCCCTCACCGTTAGCGAATCGCAGAGTGCTGCTGAAAGGGCCACCGGTGTCGGTAATCTCCGAAGCCCCATCATGCGTGTCAGCGATAAGTGAGCGCCTCACCATAGCGCAGGACACCATTTTTAGCACGCCTGCTTGATGTTCACTAGGGGCATCGGGGATCAGGGGAAACTTCGCCTTCAACCACACTGCGGCATCTTCCAGCAGCGTATCGACGACCTTATCGGGCAACCCGGGCGGAAACGCTTGCCACCGGTCTTTCAAATCCGCAGCGACTGCATACGGCATTAGGCGCCTAATCCGGTAAGCCGCACCATGGCCATGGGGTCAGTCACCACATGCTCTAACACAGCTTTCACCTTGGTCCAGGTCAGGTCACGTGCTTCGTCCCGCCAGGTAGCGGTACTAATTGGCTCCTCCATGCCGATCGTACCCACTTGCCCTTCGGCAACTAACAGCCCCTCACCTGGGGTGGCCAGCGGAGAGGAAATCACTTCCAGGCCCTGGGACTTCAGGAAAGCATCCTGGGCGTCGTTAGTGTCAAAAGTGTTAGCAAGCTGCAGTGCGTCATCGGTGTGGAGAACCAACAAGTTATAGAGGTAACCCATTTGGGTTTTCTCACCGGCAGCTAGGGCCGCGTTAAGCTCTGCCCGGATAGACTTCGCTGCGGTCTGCTTGAGTTTTTCAGTTTTGTTCATGCTGACCCAGCCGGAAGATTCCACCTTGGGAATATAGGACCCGTATTCCTGGATGGCTTTCTTAATAGCGAGCATGCCATTGTTGTCCACATCGAACACCATGGTGTTCGAAATTCGCTGGGCTCGGCGCTGTAATAACGCCATGTCGTTTCGGGCTTTCGCCTCGTCAGTGATGGAGAACTTACCACCAAGCTTTTTCACCTGGGCCACTTTGGGCTCACCAGGAGTGGCGTCCAGCTCCGGGTATTCGCCACCTGGGGCGATGATACCGGTGTGGTCATCTGCTAACACCTGGTTTTCGGTATTGACTTCGTATAAAATCGCGCCGCCCTGAGCATCACTGTGGCCGAAAAGGCGGTCAGTGAACATCTTCAAGGCAGTAATGTCCGCAATGTATTTAGAGATTCGTGCTGGTTCTTGCAGCATCAAATCCACTGTGATGGCACCGTTGGCTACCGTGGGGGCGGCGCCCGGGTAAAAACCAGAATTTTTCATGTTGTTTCCTTCGTTCGTTTTATAGCAGTGCGATAGTTACGGGCTTATCCGCACCCGCGGCTTTCGTGAGAGCAATGGCCACAACAGGCCCAGTGCCGGCGGTGGCCGCTTTACCGCCGGCTGCGGTGGAAATCTTAGCGCCAGCAGCAATCGCGCCGGCAGCAATAGCATCGAGCACATACCCGGCCCGGTAGATGGTTACGTAGTCATCTTTGGCCACGTCCGCGGCAACCACACCGAATGGGATAGCATCCGCGCCAGCAACGTCGACGACCGGGTTACGGCCGTCCATTTCCCCAGAGACCACGACGAAACTACCTGCGGGGATCGCCTTTGCGGCTTTAGCAGTAACATCGCTGCCGGGACTGTAGTGCCGTTTAGTCACATTCATAATATTTCTCCTTAATTATCCGGTTTTATTTTTCGGCTCGAAGAGCGGCCGGAATCCACGATTCCGGGTACGCCACATCGTCTACCTGGCTCGGGGTTCCCTGCCCTGATTGCAGCCCTTGCCGAGGGCGTTGCGACGGTGGTGGGGTGCCCTCAGTAGGATCCCCGTACAGTGCCTGGAGGCGCTTAGCGCGCTCGGTGATTTCCTCTTTCGTGCCAGCACCCAGAAGCGGTAAATCTTCCGCCTTAATACCATGCGCAGCGGCTACTTCCAACAGGACGTTTGTTGTCCGCTCCTGCGCTAGCTGCTGTTCCGCAGCGGCTAATTTTTCCTGCATGAGTTGGAGCTCCGTCTTTTGGGAATCCTCATGCTGTTTCCATTTATCAGCCGCGGCCTGCACAGCATCCCGCTCTTGGCGGGTTTTCTCCAATGCCGCCAAGGCCTCTTCCAAGGTCATCTCCGGCTGTAAGCCGGCGTCTTGTGATGGTGTTTGGCTGATATCCGGGGTAGTGTCCTCCAGGCTAGGTTCTTGTTCATCCTGGGGCTCGGCGCTAGTAGCGTCTTGCATGTTGCCTCCTTTTAGATTGTGTGAAATGCGAATGGTCAGGGTGGTCATGAATAAACCCCACCGGCTTTGGTGGGGTTAGTTCATAGGGATGGGGAGCATTGGGTCAATCCTGGTAAACCCTAATGTTCTGCGGATAAAGTCAATGCCCTTAGGGAGAACATACGTGGTGTACGACACTTTTTCTTCCCCGTTCGGCTGCTCATAGCGGTGGGCTTTGACCTCGAAGTAGCCCATATGCCGCTGGTAGGGGGTGTTGCGCATAGCGCCGCGAGGAATCAACACGCCTCGGTTACGCAGCTCACGGAACAGCCAGTTTTGGCCCACCCCCAACATCTTCGCTACCACACCCATGCTGTAGGAGCCAGACGCATCAATGAAAGAATCATAGGCGTCTGCTTTGGGCTGCATTTTCTTGTTTTCCGCCTCCAGCGCCAGGCGCTCGGTTTCGGCGTTCAGCAACATTTGCGCCATCTCCAGACGAGTGATCTGGGAAGGATCAAACGCTGGACGGGCGGCAAGCCGACGCTCCATGTCAGTGAATGCTTTAACAAGCTGCTTCTTGAACTGACGAACCACCGCAGTGTTACGCATATAGGTCATGAGCAGCATTGCATGCTCACGGTTCAATACCGCAATGGTGCGATTTTGGGTTCCGCCAGCAGTTTCAAAGGGTCGGATTTCAAATCGTACCCTTCCGAACTCCTCAAAATCTTCTTCATTATCACGCACAACCCGCAGCACACTGGCGTGTTGAATTTTCGTTCCTTCAGCAATAACGAGTGATGTGGTCGTCAGCTCCCCCTCGGGGGTTTGCTGAACGATCATGGTATAGTCATTATTTGGTTCTTGGTTAAACATCGGGAATCATCCTTTCTTATACAAAACCCGCGTGCCCCTATATGGAGCATGCGGGTTAAAAAATGGTTTAGCGCTCGGACTAAGCAGGCACAGCAGGCAATGGATCATCTGGCATATAAACTACTTCAACATCATTCGGGGGCTCACATATCGTGGCTTTGTACCGCAGCTTTTTCACCGACTCGAAAATCTTCCGCTGCAAGTCTTCTTGCTCCTCAGGAACAAAAAGCAGCGTATCCAAATCCCCATCACTATTAACCCCGTAATCAAGTGAAATCAGAACACCATCTAAGGTACGGATATCATATGCTTCAGGATCTTGATTACGAGCAATGGTATTCTCCGTATATGGCTCCTGCAGCAAAAGATCAACAACATCTTTGATAGGGGCATCTGACATTACAAAAAGACTCATCGGGTAAACTCCTCTTCCTCACCATCATGGTTGATATAAATAATTTTACCTATTCTAGACAACCTGGGACTCCCAAGATTCATCTGAATATCTTTTCGCGCCTGCTCATCAGTAAGCTCTAAACGAGCAGCGTCAATGATGGCTTGTATTGATTCTATATGCGATAAGCTCTTGAAATTCTTTACAGCTTCACGCATATTATTGTAAATGGTATTTTTCCCACCACCCTTAGGCGCCTTCATCTCCGTAATAACGCCATCAAGAACAATATCAGGTGATGTCTTATCTTCACCATCACCCAACTTTCTAATCCGAATTTCATGCCCATGTTTCAATAATGTGATAAGGGTGTCCCATTCATGGGTTGCTGGGTTGGTAGCTCCTTCTTCAGCTGATAACCGGTGTAGCCAATCGGGATTATCACCGAACTTTTTCCGCACTTCGGGCGGAATGTAAACCTTTTCCCTTCTTTCTTCAAAGTCGAGTGTCACCCCTTCACCAGGTATGTCCTTACGAATCTCACTGGGCGACGTGTCAGGCTCGGCCTTTTCCGGGTCGGCCTTTAGCGCCGAGTATTTTTCCGGGTCGGCTTTTATCGCGTCGGCATATCGTTTATTGAATCTATCCCGAGGCTGGTCAAGACCCGCATCTAGCTCTTCTTGCGTTGGCTGAAAAGTTGCGTCATCCCACAGATCCTTCAGGTCGTGGTATTGCTGCTCACCATTCCACGGCACTCCCTTAACAACAAGGACTGCTATGCAATCGCAGTGGTCATGATACTTTTCTCCTTCCCGCCGGGACCCTGAAACATATGTATGGCCCCCGGTAGCGCCCGAATTCCGGTAATGAACCTGGCGGGGCCGCACTTCCCTAGGCTTCCCAGTTGTCACCACGGTATCTTCGGAATATACCGGCCCCCGGGATGCCAGCATCGCGCAAAAAGCACAGCTCTCAGCCCCAGTTAAAACCCTGGCCCACCCCAACACCTTGCCACCAGGCTTGGTGCTAGCTGGTTCTGCCTTACTGGCCTTTTTCCCAGACTCACGATTATCATCTCCCACCTTCCTGTCGTCACTGGTGTACTCCACTATCACCTTGGGTTGACCATCCGACCCAGTGTTATCTTCCACCGTCACCCGTGGACGTTTCCGCGACGACACCACACGCACCCGACCCTGGGCCGCGGTATCAACCACCGCATCACGACCAGCTGCACGCGCATGCCGCACTGCCCCAGCAGCTACCCGGCGCGATACCTGAGCCAAGGCAGCAGGGTCTGCGGGATTAGCGGGGAAGGCCGCTACTTTTTCCAGCAGGGCGCGCTGCGCATCTTTTGAATATGATTCGATATCGCCAGGTATCGGATCTTTTTTCGGGTTCCACCCTAGGGCGCGCAGGAGCATCTTCCAGGCCGCGTTAGGCTGGTATGGGCGCATAGGCGCCACGTCTATCTCCATGCCTCGTGCGCGCATATCTTCGGTCATGGTTTGGGCTGCGGAGTGGTAGAACGCTTTCCTGGCTGTATGGATGAGCGGCAGCAGTGCGGCCACTAGGTCCCAGAGTGCTTCAATTGTGGTGGGGATCTTTTGTTCTTCGATTAGTCGATATATCTGGTCTCTAAGCCACAGGGCGGTTTCCCGGTCTCGGGAGTGCTGGTTTTCGATGCTCACAACCCACCCCCTTGCGGTATTTGTTACGTCACTTCAGGCATGGTTTGGGTTTCATCTCCTTGTGTAGATGGGTAGCCATACTTGGTGAGGATCCGCTGGATTTTCTCCTCTGTGAACCCGGGGATGTCTTCCAGGAGCGCTTCCGCTGGTATGCCAAGCATGGTAGCGAGCTTCCCAAGCGCATCGACGGTTTGGGCAAACGACCTTGCTGTGGTGTCTTTCCACTTCACTTCGCCAGCGAAGTCGCCGGCGGAAGCCGTATCACCGTCCATGTGTCCACACAGCCGTAATAGTTGTTCGTAGGATTCGCCAAGACTTGTTTGGATTTCGGAGGCTTTTCGGTCTTTGGCTGATTCCATGGCTGCCAGGCCATCAGCACTAATGTTACTGATGGCGTTCGCACCTAGGGATTGCGCTGGAACCTGGGCGATCGCGGCCAAATCCCGGATGGTTGCCTGTTTGGAGTCAATGTACCGGGTCAGGTCGGTTTCCTCGAACTGACCAACCTTCGTTTTGGTGCCGTCCGCGTTAATGAACCAAACATCGTTCGCTTTCATGCGGATTCCGTCTAGTTCATCTTTGGGGGCCCATCCGATCACGTATCGTTGTTTGAAAGCGGCATAATATTGGGCGATGCCCATTTCGTAGCTGGTGCGGTCGATACGGTCTTGGAGTGATAGGAGCGGCTCGATGATGCCGCCGTGTTCCTCACCGTCTAGTAGCCAGCGGTCCCGGAAGCGGACAACTGGTGGCACCCCAGCGCCGTGAGGGCGAGCCTCGATGATCTGGAGGTTGATGGTGTTGTTCCACGTTTCGGAAACCCATTCCGCCGGGTTTTTAGGGGCGTGGCGTGCCCCAATGTAGTAGATGTAGTTTTCGTCTATGAGCCGCATCCTAGCCCCCCGGATTTCTAGGGCGAGAATGGGCCATTCTGAAGTGAGTCCGTATTCGCCTGGCCAGGCTCTTGATTCCCCGTAGTAGGCGGTCATCATGCGGGGAGAAACCCCCGTGATAAGCGGTGCGGATGCTTGGCCGGGGAAAGCGCCCCGGTCGACTACGGCATAGGATGTGCCGTATTTGAGGGCCGCCCGGGTGATTCCGGTTTGGGCGGCGTCCATCGCGTTGCGTTGCCAGTGCTCCCACAGTGGGGATTGTTCGTAGTTGCCGCTGAAATAGTTTTCGATCTTCATCGACTGGGCGAACGTATCCAACACTAGAGGGAGGAATGGGACTTGGGAGTCTTGGGCGATCTGGATATGTCTTTCATACCTGCCGCCTGGTGTTGCCTTCTCGTTTAAGACCGTGAACCGGTTGGCCGCGTATTTCCGGGTCCAGGGCAGCATCGCCATATGAATCCTGTTGTTCCTGGCGTATTCGTATGCGTGTTGGGACAGGAGGCCTCGCACACCATCAAGTACTGCCCGGTTCGACATTTTCATTACACAAACACCGCCCTTCCGTCATAGTGGGTATCTGGTTGGTTATCCAACCATTTTCGGCGCACCATCCGCGCACCAATGAGGCAGACTGCTGCATCAATCTTTTTCGCTGAGGTTGGGGATTCTTTCCGCACAGATATCCCGTAACGGTTTTCCGCCCGGTAGCAGTTGCGTAGGTGGTCTGTGAGGGTTATGGAGCCGTCGTAGGTGAATCCGTGCTCAATGATTTCTCTTTCTGTTAGTTCGCATGCCCGGGTGAAATCAAAGCTTTTGCTGCGCATGTCCCAGGCGATTGGCTCTGGGTTTGCCCCAGATGGTACCGCCCACAGTTCTAGTTGGTCTTTGTAGCATTCTGGCCACGTAATCTTCGTGAAGGATTCCCATTCACGCACGTCAGCGAAGAACGCTTTCACTGTCCACGTGTCAAACGCCTGGGCGACACGGGCTGTGACTGCCTCAACATCAACGGTTTTCTTCTCTGCTTGGGACACGTGGCTGTTACCAGGATCCCACGCCCCGATGAGGAACACATGCCCGTCGGAAACCCGGCACCCCACCAGGGCTGTCGTGTCGCGGGTGAGCGAGCCGTCAAAGAACATGACGATCTCTTCACCAGGCTCCACCTGGATATCTGGCATGGCCATGAGCGCCAAGTCCTTGGGGTCGATCCACGCATCAACGGACGCCACTGGCCAGTTCAGATATTTACGTTTCGAGTCATCCGGTTTAGCACTGTGCGTCCAAATGCGAGTCATGATGGCGTCGATATCAACCCATGGGCAGTCCTCGTACACGAACTCCAGCCCGGCGCGGAGCGATACTGCATCGGCTAGGTTGGTTTCTGGCGGAGCTTGGATGATATCCATGAGGATCTGTTTTTCATTCTTGGATAGGCCTTTCTCTTGGTTACACCAGTCGAGAAACGTGTGCTCTCCCACGGTGTTTTTCCCCGGCTTCCAGGCATTCAGGGTGCCTAGCATACGGGAACCGGATTTCGTTAGGTTATCCATCAAGGTGCTGTATAGCTCGACGCCGCCTTTAGCCGGGGTCCAGTGCTCTAACTCGTCGCCAATGATAAAGGTCGCCTCCGCACCCTCCTGGGTGGTCGCAGATGATGTGATGACTTCTAGTTTGCCCTCGGGGACAACGTTGATTTTCGTGATGCCGGGGTCAATGTCGTAATCGCGGTGCAGCTCGATCGCTGTCTTCTTGTTAGCCATCGCCCTGATATGTCTCATCGTGTTGTCTGTTTGCGACTCAGAAACCGCGGCTATTTGCACCCACGGCATTGCCACAGGTTTACCAATGCAGCCGCCGAGCA